TATACCCTTTTCAAAGATATTGGATTAATTTAATGGCTCATTCAAAAAGATTTCTTGGAATTGCATCTAGAGCTAGTGGTAAATCATGGATTATTGCTGTATATACTATGGCAAGATGTATATTATATCCCGGCACAAAAGTAGTTGTAACTTCTTCAACCAAAAAACAGGCGGGGTTGATTATATCTGCCTATTGTATTCCTATGATTATGAATCACCCGAATATAAACAGAGAAGTATTATCATATACAGCTAACAACAATACTTATGAAGTAAGATTTAAAAATGGCTCGTTTATAACAGTTGTTGTTTCTGGTGAGTCCGGCAGGGGCCACAGAAGTAATATAAACATTTTAGAGGAAAGACGTTTAATTCCAAATGATGTTATTCAGGGAATTATTCGCCCATTTATGGTAAGCAGAAAACCTCCATATATGATGAACCCTAAGTATTCTAATATAGAAGAGTTAAGAGATGCCGAAGAACCCCAGGAAATCATTATTACCAGTGCCCATTATAAATCAACAGAATGGTACCCGGAATCAGTCAAATTTTTAAAAGACGTCTCTGAGGGCGATGAAAACAAAAAAGCAATGTTCTTAGATTATCTTATTACTCTTGAACATGGCATAAAAACATATCTGCAAATGCAAGAGGAGAAAGAGCAAGATGACCCCATTACATTTCTGATGGAGTACGGGAATATTCCATTTGGGTCTTCTAGCCAGGCTTTTTATAAGCTCGAAATGTTTAATCGGGTAATAAAGCGTAGCTGGAGACCAATTACTACAGAAATGTTTATTACTACACGAAAAAACCCTTATGATATTCCAAAGCATGAAGATGAAATACGCCTTGTGTCTGTTGATGTAGCTATGAGAGCCGGAAAGATGAATGACAATACGATTATAACTTGTGCAAGATTGTTTCCTGGCAAAAATGGCTGGCTAACAGACATTGTCTATATGGAATCTCATAATGGAGAAAATACCCTCTCCCAAGCACTAAGAATAAAACAAATCATGGAAGAGTTCCAAGGGGATACTCTCATATTAGATATTGCTGGCGCTGGGATTGGCGTGGCAGATGCGCTGTCGGCGGTAACAAAAGATGAAATCAGAGGAATAGAATATCCCGCATACACAGTTATGCAGTCTCCATATATTGATTCTAAGGTATATGAAGAACTAACTTCTAGAGCAATTGCGAGAGATGCAAAAAAATGTATTTTCCCAATTAGCGCTACATCTCAATTAAACTCTATAATTGCGGTTGAATTTAGAAATAGACTTAAAAAGAAATTAGTGTCTTTTTTAGTAGATGAAATTGAAGAAGAGGAATTTCTCATACACAGTAGAAACAAAGACATACTAGATTCAGCAAATACCGAAATGCGCATATATTTACTTCAAGCCCATGTCCAAACAACCAGGGCAATAAATGAATCCATAGCTCTTGAAATGCAGATTCAGAACGGGCTAGTTAAGTTACAAGAACCAGAGGGAGCAAGGAAAGATAGATACACCTCTATATCTTATTTAAATTACTATGCAAGTTTATTAGACAAAGAGCTATTAAGAGAAAAAAGTACATCCGATGAAAATCTCGACGCCGTTTTGGGGGTTACTTATATTATATAACTTGGCGTTGAAAGGAGGAAAGTTTAGTGACAGAAGAAGAAAAAAAGACACTCCTTACAGAAGAAGAAGTTTTAAGAAACATGGATTTTTATACTTTCGCTAGGGCAATGAACGGCGGGGATAACTATTATGGAAGCTACTTAACTCCAGACCTTATATCCAGCAGGATGAAGGATATAAACTTAAATCCTCAAACAATAGTAGAAGATGCGTTAAAGAAAGCACTCTCTAATCCAAAGTCAAGCGAATCAACTCTTCAAGCATTTTCGCAAAATCTTGAAATAACTTCTATGGTATATAAGAGATTAATCTCTTATTTAACAAACATGCTTTCTTTTGATATTACTTACGTATCTAATGCAAAGCCAGAGGATTATAAAACACCAAAATATAGGAAAGATTTAGATGTAATTGATAACTTTTTAAACTCTTTTGACTATAAAAGTGAGTTTAGAATTGTAACAAGAGAAATGTTGAGAAACGATGCTTATTTTGGGTGCTTCAGAAAAATAGGGGATAAGTACATACTTCAAGAACTTCCTCCTGATTATTGCAAGATAACAGGAAGGTGGGAGAATGGCTTCCTATTTAGTTTTAACATGTATTGGTTTATGCTCCCTGGCGTAAATATTGACATGTATCCTGAATTTTTCAAAAAGAAATTTTCCGAAATTGTCAAAAAGGGTGGTGCCGGATTGACTTATAACCCGTCTCTTTCTCCCGAGGACAGGGGTCGTTCATCCTGGGTTTATTGGGTAGACGTTCCGGTTAATGTTGGGACTTGTTTTAAGCTTTCCCCAGAAATATCTGCCCGCTTGCCATACTTTGCGCCTATATTTAGTGATTTGATTATGCAGCCTCTCATGCGCAATTTACAGAAAGATATGAATATGGCTGCCGCAAATAAATTGCTAATTGGTGAAGTCCCCATGCTTCATAAAGAAACCCAGGCAGCCGTAAAAGATAGTATTGCTATCTCGCCAGAAGTTCTTGGAAAATATTTGGCGCTTGTACGCAGTGCAATAAACGATGCTATAAAAGTTGTTACTGCCCCGCTTGAGAATTTCAAACAAATAGATTTTGATACAAAACCAGATATGTATGATAATTATCTGAGAACAACTCTTGCTACGAGTGGCATCAATACTAATCTTATCTTTACCAGCAATGTAAAGCCAAATTCTATTGAAACTCAACTTAGCTTAAATGTAGATGAGCAGATGATGAAAGCGCTCTACGGGCAATTTGAGGCTTTCATGAATTATCAGGCATCTAAGCTTACAAAAAACTTTACATTTTATTTCAGTTTTGAGGGGACAGATTTCTTTCTAGACAGAAAACAACGTTTTGATACCGCAATGAGCTTATTTGATAAAGGTATTGTGTTGCCACAGAAAATAGCTGCTTCTATAGGAATGAAACCATCCGAGCTTAGAAAGCATATGGAAGAAGCTTCGGCATTTGGATTTATTGATACTCTTACTCCCCCATCTGTTGCTGCCCAAAAAGAAATGGCAACTATATCCGCAAAACTACAAAAAAGCAATGCGGAAAAAGCCACCCCTGCTCCTGCGCCCGAAGAGCAAAAGAGCAAATCTAGAGGAAGACCTAGAAAAGACGAAAGCGAGATAGGAGATGAAGGACTAGCAACAAGAGATGAAGGAGAAAACATCGGGAGAGGAGGTAAAATATGAGCAAACTTATAAGTGATATATTACGAGATGCTGTTTGTGAACAAATTGGGCATGAAATATACAACGGGAATTTATATGCTTACATGGCTGCTTTCTTAAAAAACAAAGGCTTAGACAACTTAGCTAAACTGTTCGAAAAGCAAAGAGAAGAAGAATATGAGCATTCAAAAGAATTTATTAATTTATTAACTGATTTGGGCGCGGAAGTATATATACCAGAAATAAATGAGGTAAAAATTCCATTTGAGGATATAGTTTCTATAGCCAATGCGTTTTTGGAAAGAGAAATAATTACGACAGAAAACATTAATAGTATAAGAAAATTAGCTACTTCCGAAGATAACCCTGTTGTAGAAGTACATGCCAAAAAAATGATTTCGATACAGCAATCCGAATATGAAGAAGCAACAACCTTCTTGGATAATGCTCTACTTTGCGCCGGGCAAGACTCTTGGTGGAAAGCAAAAGTTTGGAATGATTCTCTGGGGGGGTGGTTAAAATGATAATTAATTCAGAAATCATTGATGAAAAACACAAATTTGTGTGCAATAAATCCATAATGGAGTACCTGGTATATAAATGTGGTCTTCCTCTTTTATCATTCCAAGATGGCAAATACTATTTTGTAAGAAATGAGAAGCTAGAAGAATGCCTAAAAAGAATGCCTCTTATTACTAAATTAAAAATGCTTCCTATAGCAAGGAGGAAAACATGAGCAATAAAATAACTTTTGCTATAGAAAAAGCAAACATTATAAATGATAACCCAAACTCTAAATTTGCTACTGTAAAATTAGACTTTTTTGCTTCTGGCGATAATTTAAATGATTTATATGTATCTGAAGAAACTCTAATGAAAACCGCAGATACTATTAAATACTGTCCCATAGTATGGAAATATGACAAAGTTCTCGATGATGTATATACACACGATGAGGAAGAAACCCCCTGCGGGTTTGTGCCAGAAACATCTACTATTGAAACAAAAAAATTACCTGACGGTAGGACTATGCTTTCAACAGTAGCATATATTTGGAAAAGATATACGGGTTCATTACTAAACATATTTAAGCGTGATGGTGGTAAAAAGCCGGTTAGCGTGGAGATGATAGTAAAAGATTATATTGATTTGGAAAATGGCAAAAAAGAATTGCTTGATTTTGAATATCAATGTATAACTATACTTGGAAATCATGTTACTCCCGCTATTCCTATGGCTTCAGCTACAGTTTTGTCTTTTGCCTCCGACTTTGAGGAGGAGTTTGGGGAAGAGTTTTCATTGCAAATTCCTGACAAGATGAAGCAAAACGCAAAAGAGGCATTAGAAGAAGCAAAACGCCAAAATTATTCTACGCCTGCAAGTATTTCTATAGCAAAAAATATAATAAAGATGGATACTCTTACTGAACAATTGGCAGAAGAGCTAAAGCAATATTTTTCCAATAAGAGAAATATGTCTTTAACAGATTATAACTTGCACGGCGGAGAAGAAGCCGAAGAAATGCTTAAATTGCTTGAAAAGAGGAATAGAATGATACAAGATAAAATAATTAGTTTTCCATATAAGAAAATATCGGATATAAACCCAGCGTTAAAGGGAATTGACCCGCCAATTAGTTTGGCACAAGCAAATGAAATTGCAAGCCAGGCAGACGCAATAGGCGTAGATAAAAAGAAAAACGGGTGGGCAATTGCTATATCTAATTTTAAGAAAACGCACCACGTAGAAAATGGAAAATGGGTTAAAAACAAAGAGCAAAAGATGGAAAAAGAGCAAGAAGATAAACCAGATTTATTAGAAGAGGAAAAGATGGAGGAAAATAATGACCTATCTTTGCCCGCTAATAGAAAGGAGGAAATAAACATGGAGGAAACTGAAAAAAATATGGAAGCCCAAACTGAAGAAAAATTTGAGGGGGCACAAGAAGCGCCCCAAGAAGCGCCCCAAGAAGAGCCTCAAGAAGAAAAGGCCAAGTTTGAAGTTCCTGAAGCTATGTCGTGGCTATTTGCTGAAGAAGATGAAGAGCCCGAAATTTGCGCAGCAAAAGAAGAACTTAAAAGCATGTCCCCAGATTTCGGCGTAGCCCTTGGTGGTCTTTTTGCTAAAATGAGTAAAATGCACGCTTCGCTTGCCAAAAAGGATGAAGAGTTGAAAGCATATATGAGTGAAAACGAAAGATTGCTTAAAGCAGAACACGAGGCGCAAGAAGCAAAAAAGGCTTTTGCTGTAAAGGAAACACTTGATGAATTAGAAAGTAAAGTTGTTTTCCCGGAAGGGGTTAGAGACGCTTTAGAGAAAAAAGCAGAAGAATATTCCATTTCTGATATAGATAATTGGAAGATATATTGCAAAGCTGTTTCTTTTGACTTTGTCGCAAAGGCAAATACAGGGAACGAAGAGCAAGTAGAAGCAGTCGGCTTGCCTTTTGCAAACCGAGAAGAAATTAAAAAAGATATTTGGGATAATTAATCCCTAACAAAAACAAGGAGGTTTTATTATGGCTTTTCATGGTGTTGTAATTTTAAACGAAACTACCTCAGATTATAATGGTGCTTATAACCGCACTGCTATATCTGGTAGTGATATTGATAACGGTATGGTGTTTAGATTGGATTCCCTTTCAACAGATGCAAGTGAACGGGAAGTGTGGTCTGTAAGCCTACCGTCAGCGTCTGGTTCTACTTTGTCGGGTTTGTGGATGGCATACAGCGGAGACGAAACCGCGGTTGTAAATGGAAAATATAAAGGGCTTACCCCAGACCCAAGAGAATTTGTTAATACGGCCGGGTACCCATTCCCTGCTATTAAACTTGCTAAGCATGACATTATTACAATGACAGAAAACGCTCTTAGCGGAAGTTTTGTATCTGGCAGTGCTACTCCCTTTGTTAATGCTGCAGATGGTTCATTAAAGTTGACATGGGGTGCAACTCAAACAGCTAACGCCACAAGTTTGAAATTGCTGGAAGTTACTTATATTTCTCTTCCAACAACTGGTGCTCCTAATAGTTTACAACGGGTAACTGCATATCGCTTTGTATGCGTTGCAGACTAATAAAAAAAGAAAAGGAGAATATAAAATGAGAATCTCAGATAAATTAGTTGAATTTGCTGGTCAAGAAAATCTCGGCGTCTATGAAATGGCTGCCGATTATTATAATCACTACTTGGCCGAACACGAGAAAGATAGCACTCGTGAATATAGTACAAAATATTCTTTTTCTGAAAAAGAAGACAAGTTAAATGCAGCTCTTCGCAAAGAAATTATGCGTGTTGCCGGCATTCAAAATGTGGACGCCTTCCCTGTAGCTACTTGGGGCTCACACCCTGTTTTGAACTGGGCGATGTTTGCCGTTGTAAACAACATTGTCGATATGATTTTCCCGAATACAATTCCTGCTAATATCAGTGCATTTTCGGAAATCAGAAACATGGACTGGGGCGATTCTTATGTATTTGATATTAAACCCCGCGATTTGTTTGTTGTGTCTAAATCAAGCCGCCTCGGAAAACGCACTACAGAAATGCAAAAGCAATATTCTGGGCAGGTTGCTGTGCTTCCTACCGCACACGAGTTGACTGTTGGTGTTTCTCTCATTAAGGTGCTACAAGGCAAGGAATCTCTCGCAGATTATATTGCTCGCGTAAATCGCTCTTTTGAGTATGAACTTACCATAGATATTTACAACACGTTTGCTACAGCAATGGATAATATCCAGAGTGGCTCTCCTCTAAATCTAAAGATGACCGGATTTTCAGAAACAGAATTTATTCGTATTGCTCAATCAGTGCAGGCGTGGAACGGTGGCGCCCCAGTGGTTGCTATGGGTACTTTGCAAGCTCTCTCTGCGGTTGTTCCAAGCTCCGCAGATGCCCACTGGAGATATGAGCTCGATAGTGAATATGCAAGAATTGGTTATATCAGAAACTTCAAGGGCGTTGACTTAATGGTTATGCCACAAGTTGCAGATTGGAAGAATCCTTTCGGTCTCAAATTAAATGACAAGAGAATTTACTTCTTATCTCCTTCTTCACAGAAGATTGTTAAAGTTGTTCTCGAAGGTACAACTATGACTATAACCGACAGCCCATTCGATAGACAAAATCTCTTGCAAAAGGCTTCTACCCTGAAGTCCTGGGGTACCGCAGCTATTACAAATGCAGTAGCCGGAGAAATTGTTTTATCATAAGCTTTTTAACCTAGAGGGGGCGGTTTATCCGCCCCCACAAATAAAATTTTATAGGAGAAAAAATGAATACAAAAAACGCCGATACTCTTTCGCCAGAGGAAGCTAAAGAACAAGAAATAGCTGCTCTGCGCGCTAGACTCGCTGAACTAGAAGCACAGTCAGAATCTAAAAATGATATAACTGACATTCGGCCAGATGAATATATTAAAGTTATTAGTTTAGTTCCTCATACACTTATCTTAAGTACAAGACCCAATGGTGGCGGAGATATTAAAAAGTTTACAAAATTTGGAGAAACAAAAAGAATATTGTACAGAGACTTGCTTAATATTATGGAAGCCAACCCATCTTTTGTTTCAAATGGCTATTTTTATATCGCCGATAAGAAAGTTGTCCGGGCAAACGGATTAGACGATGTATATGAGGGTATATTAACCAAAGAACAAATAGAAAAAGTACTAACTGCTTCTCCGAAAGAAGTTATTTCAATATATCAATCTGCCAATGACGCACAAAAAGAAATCATAATAGAGTTTGTAATGAACAAACTAGCTGAAAGCAAAGGCGCAATGTCGCTAGATTCAATTGACGCATTAGAAAGAGTTTCAAATAAAAAAATAATGGACTCAATTGAATATTTAAAAAATATTTCTAATGTCGCGCCAGAAGAAGAATAAAAAATAAAGAAGAGAGGTTACACACATGGGAACACCGCTTGGAGAAGTTTATGAGCTTTTTATGCACCTGGTGAACGATTATAGGCTCCAAGATTTAGTCGAATTCTCTCCAGAGGATTTCGAAACTTATCTTGAGCCATGGCTTATTTTTGCGATTGCAGAATTTAGCGGAATATGCGACCAGCCTCTCACATATGACAAAACGACAAAAACATTTGATAATGAGCTAAGCTTGGAAAACAAGGTTATACTTGCAAAGTTAATGCTTAAATACTGGTATGAGAAAGTTATAAATGATATAACACAAATGAATTTGCATGTAGAAGGCAGAGGCTTCAACATTTCTTCAGAGGCATTAAATCTCAGAGAAAAGAAAGAATATTTAAATGCAATGAAAGAAGAATGCTCTCAAATGCTCACAGATTATAGCCACAAAAAGATAAACTGGGGCAATTGGTATTCTCAAATGTTTAGTTGAGGCTAAAATGGCAGCATATAATTATAAATCTTCCAGAATAAATTTGGACTCAATAAAAACAGAAACTCCAAAAAATCAATATATAGATTTGTTGCAAAGGACAATAGATGCTCAATTTTATAACTCTCCAAATTGGTGGGAAATATACGAAGAAACAAGCGTTGGTTCATTTACGTTTTCTAAAGTAGATGTTAGAATAGATGGGGTTATAAACGCTGAGACAGGGCTAAAGCTCGGGGATGATTGGAAAACTCTTATTTTTAAAGATATATCAAAATCCCCAGAGCTTGGAACTTACTATAAATTTGATAATAATATTTGGCTAACTGTGAATATTGAAAAATATAAAAACATAACCTCTACTTGCACAGTAAGAAGATGTAACAATACACTGCGTTGGATAGATGAGAAAACAGGGGCATTATACATAGAGCCATGCGCAATAGAATATGTAGTGAAAGAACCTAGAAACTATATGACCCAGGGTTCCCCTTTTCCTACACCGGGCGGGTTTCTTCATATAGAAACACAGTTCAATACAAGGACAAACTTGATTAATGAAAACCAGAGATTTTTATTTGGTAATCCTAATCACTGGATGGCATATAAAATTATAGGAACGGGAATAAATGATTTTAAGAATACAACAACCTATAATTGGCAAGACGCTAGAATATTAACCCTTGATTTGATTGCAGACTTTGTAAATATCAACCAAGACGACGTTGTCAACGGAATTGCTGACGCAAACACAATTCGGTATGAAATAGATTTAAATAAAGCCGGGCTGGTAGGCGCAATAGGAGCAAAAGAGCAACTTGTTGCATCTGTAAAATATAACGGGAATACTGTTCAAAGAGCAATAGAATGGATGACATCTAATCCTAGCGTAGCAACTGTTGATTCGGGTGGTGTTGTTTCATTTGTTGATGTAGGGGAGTGCACAATAATAGCAAAAATAAAAGATTCAACTGTTAAGACAGAATGCCAAGTATCAGTTGTTGAGATAGCTGAGGATATATACAGTATTCTGATTGACCCGAATTCTAATTATGTGCTGGAGGGAGACACAAAAACATATTTTATAAAATTATATAAAAATGGTGTCGAACAGCCTGACGCTTTTTCTATTGAATGTATTCCAAACAACGTTCCTCCTTCAAAATTTGAATTTACTGTAATAGATGGAAATTCATTTAAAATAAAGAATATAGAAAAAGATGTTAGTTCGAACTTGACAATTCGGATTACAACTCCGAATTATCCAGGAGTATTCTTGTACGACATTTCGCTTCGTGGAGCATGGTTATATGACGTCTCAAACTGAAAATAATATTATAGGGCAAGAGGCATACAACGATTTTAGGATATTTTCGAAAATTTCTTACAATTGTGTAAAATACATGATGAAACACAATGAATTAATTTGGAAACTTCTAAAATATACGGATGCCGACGCCTGGAGTAAGCCAAATCTTACTCAAGAGGAAAAAGCACAATTAATATATGCCGGGCAGGCAGATAGTTCAAAATATAATGTTTTTATGGATTTGAAACAACCAGATGTTATGGTCAATGAAATAGCATTAGTAAGAATTGCCCCATATCACGCAATCGGCTTAAACAGAACAATAGGGTTGCTTGAAGTGTCTATGGAGATATTTTCTCATTATAAAATAAATCATATGAGTAACTATCAAACAAGAATAGATACTATTGCCGAAGAACTCCTATCAACATTTAATGGCGCCGATGTTGGAGGAATAGGTTTACTGTCCTTCAATGAAACATTAGACAATAGCTCTAGGCTTTTTGAAGCTGGGCAAATTCCATTTGCTGGTAAACAAATTATATTCTCAATGCTATCGGTATAATCAAAAGGAAAATATTATGGATGTTTCTTATTACACTACTTTTGATTTACCTATAAAATACAGGTCTATAAAAATATATCCAATAATTGTAAAAGATGTTATGCCCCTGGCTTTGTATTCATCTTGCCTAACATTAGACAAAAATAGCTCTCCAAATCCAGAAATAATATCAATGTCATATCTGAAATATTTATATTACTTAAATACAGTAAAAGATGCTGAGCCGTATTTGGCATATTTTGACAGACTACTTGGGTTATGTTTAAAAGATGATTCATCCTTCAATGACCCAATGGAAAGTCTTAAACGATACAGATATGAAAATGGAGAACCTTATTTTATTATAGGAGATGAAAAATTTTATAGTTTTGATTTTGAAGAGATAAGAAATATAATCTCTCAGCAAAACATGATAGAGCTACCTGATGAAAATATGTCTATTGAAGTAAGGAAATCCTTAGAAGATGCGAGGCGATATAAGAATAAGTCGAATAATGAAAATCCAGCTTCTCTAGAAGACTACATTATATCTCTTTCTGTTGTTACAGGGTGGGAGTTTGATTATATATATTCAATGCCTTACAGAAAATTTATAAAAGCAATTAGAAGATATGACAATTATGTACATTATAAAATTTATCTATCTGCGTCCCTTTCTGGGTTTGTAGAATTTAAAGATAAATCAGTCATAAAACATTGGCTGTCAAATATAGACGATACAGACAAATATAGTGATGTGTCTGTTGAATTAGACAAATTAAAAGAAAAAGTTGGCGTTTAGCGCCAAACAAACAGGAGGTTAAATTATGGCTTATCGCAAATTTCTTACATCTGTACCAGACGTATATGCGTATGACGATGCAGATAATTTAGTGTTTATTGGAAAAACCCTTTCCAATAATTCTATAGAAGCTACACTTGGGTCAACGCCAGTACGTGGTGGAAAAGGTAATCAATTACAATATACATACTTTCATACTGGAGAACTTAAATTCACAATAGAGGATACTCAGTGGAACCTGGGTATGCTTGCTGCAACAGTTGGTTCTGACATCGATTCTGGAAATTATTATGCTCAAGAAGGTGTAACCGTAAGTGCTACTGGCTCTGGCGTTGTATCTGGATGCCCGTTGGCTTTTGAAAGCGGTAAACCGCTTTTTGGTTGGGCAACAGACCAAGCAACAGGGGCAACATATAAAGTTACTATTAGTACTAGTGGAAGCTTCACTCTTCCTACAAATGCTCCAAAATCGCAAGCTTATTGTGTCCGCTATTTTGCTAAAAACAATACCGCTGGGAATCAATTTACTATCCCCGCAAACAGCGTTCCAAAAATTGTTAAGTTAGTTCTAGATTATCAGCTTAACTCTTCGGACATTACTTCCAATAAAATTGGTTCTGTCCAAGTAATTGTTCCAAGAGGGCAGTTAAGCGGTGCTTTTACTATTAACACGGCTGGAGACGGAGTTGCAACAACTCCAATCGAGGCAACTGCATTGGCATATACCCCGTCAACACCAGAAGAGATAGCTGCGTGTGGCGGACAGCCAATCTATGCTAGAGTTGTGGAACATATTGTAAACACAACATGGGCGGATAATGTTGTAGACATGGTTATTGCTGGTGGCGATATAAGTCTTCCAGTCGGGGCAACTACTTATGTGTCCGCATTCGCCGTTACAAACCAAAATTATTCTTTCAAATTAGCGGCACCATCTCAAGTTACTTTTACAAGTTCTGCTTCTGCAGTTGCTTCAATAACAACAGCTGGTAAAATAGTTGCTTTAACAAGTGGTAGTACTACTATTACAGCCACGTCTATTGGTATTACACCATCATATACAGCCACAATAAAAGTTACCGTAAGATAAATTATAATTTAATAGTGCGGGGTACTAGTACCCCGCACTATTTATATAAATAACATGAGGGAATATGGAAGAAAAAACAGAGAAAATTGAAAAGGCAATACCTGAAAAGCAAAAGATAGAAGAAAAAGAAGAGTTAGTTCCAGAAAATGAAGAACCAAAAAAAGAGGGAAAGGTTCTTTGGGTATCAGAAGAAAAAATAGGTGTAGACTTTAACGGATATGGAATAGAAATTCCATTTGACAAAAAATACAAAAATTTAAAAAGTGGAGACACTATATACTTTTAAAGGTGAAAAATGGAAAATGTAGATAATAAAGAAGAAAAAATATCTTTACAGTACAAAGAAGTTGAATATGATAACGCAATTTATAATGGCATTACATTCAAAATAAAGAAATTAATTAATCCACAGGAGCAAGCATTCCTGATAAGTAAATATATAAATGATTACTTCTTTCCAAAGGAAGAAGAGAAATTGGTTCCTAATGCCCCCCTGGGGTATTTAAACGCTGAGTATAATTTAAGAGGATATATTGTTCAATTATGCACAAATATAGAGCCAACAAGCTTATACGAAAACTTGTATGCAGATACAAAGTTTTGGGAATTAATTATTTCTAAAATAGAAAATTATAATGACTTTATAAAAGCGTTATACGCAAACGTAGAAGATGTAAGGCAAGATATTGCCCAAAAGAATTCTTTAGGAAGCATGCTTACAAACCTATTCTCTATTTTAAAAGATATTATAGATGAACTTGATGAGATAACCCCAGAAAAAATAGAAGAAATGAAAAAATTAGGAGAAAGCCTTTTAGAGGAAGCATCTAAACTTCAAAAAGAGTAACTTATATGGGAAGCAAACTAAGAAAAACAATAGGAGAAAGATGCCCTGAATGTGGATTTCCTTTGCAAATAAGGTCTAGAAGTGTAAAGAGGATAGAAAAAGGGTTAATCTTTTATGTGGACGAAGAGTATATTGCGTGCTCAAATAAATATTGCTTATATGAAAAAGATACATATAAACCAAACGTAAGAAAAAGATATTTTAGAGAGTAAAAAGGAAAAGAGTATGGAAATTGTACTTGATTCAATTTTACAAGCTTTAACAACTCTATTAGTTACCGCAATTGGAGTACTTGGCGGAATATATATTAAAAAAATTGAGACTAGCATAAAGAAAATAAATATAAAAAATGAAATAGAAAAATATGTCAAATTGATAAACGAAACAGAGTCCACAAAAAATTTATCAGTAGAGCAAAAGAAAGAGCTTGTAAAAGAAATGGCAATTTCATTTGCAGATGAGAATGAAATAAAAATATCTAATTCTGAAGTGGAAATACTTATAGATGAAGCATTTTCATCTATAAGAAAATTACAAAATATTATATTAAAAATTAACTCAGGAGGTTAATATGGAAAAATTATTAAAAAGTCGCCAATTTTGGACTGCTGTTTTAGCTCTTGTACAAACTATTGTTTTAAATTATCTACAAGTACCAGCCGAGATATGGCAATCAATTAACGCTATCCTTGTAATTGTTATTGCAATGTTTACTGTAGAGGATGTTACAGAAACAAAAGCACAGGCAACAATAGAAGCAGCAAAATTGTATTCAGCTGCAACTAAAGAAGCAATTTTAAAGTTAGGCAAGAAAGAATAGCATAGGTAATAGCCCAGAAGGAGCTTCTCTGTAAAAAGAGAAGCTCCTTTTTTTAAGGAGGCAAAAATGGAAAACAAGTATGTATATGGATTAGACTTATCTTTAAACTCAAGCGGCATTTGTATATTTTCCAATGATGGTAAAATCATAGAATTACTAACCATAGATACACATAAGGAAAAAGAAATTCCTGCGAAACTCAAAATAATTGGAAATGATTTAATAAAAATCTCAAAAGTCTATCCACCAAGCAAAATAGTAATTGAACAAGGATTTAGTCGATATAATGCGAGCACACAGGCTATATTTAGAGTTCACGGGATAGTAAATTATTTGTTTAATGAATATGAACAAATATATTATCCTGCATCTTCAATTAAGAAGGTTGTTACCGGAAAAGGGAATGCTTCTAAAAAAGAAGTTCAAGATGCAATTCTTCTCTTATTTCCAAAATTAAAATTTGCTAATACAGACGAATCAGATGCTTGTGCGGTCGGGTTAACTTATTTTATAAAGAACGGAGTAATAAAAAATGCCTAGACACACATTTCGTAAAAAGATTACATCAGATGAAGCACTTGAAAAAGTAAATCCTGTGAATCTAAATTTGATGAAAAAGTTTCTAAAAGAAAAATCTTTACGTTCGAGCGAAAAAACAATTGGTGTATACGAATCAAACTTAAATATATTTTTTGTATGGAATTTAGAATATAACGATAATAAACTATTTACAGATATAAAAAAACTTGAATTTTTGGATTTTTTCTCGTATGCAAGCGATGAATTAAAACTTGGTTCTGCAAGAATAAATAATTTAAGAAG